TTTTTGGAATAAAAATAATCTAAAACTACATCTTCCTGATCTGCCTCAGTATTTGTCTTTTGAAACTTATAGGCATTAAATCCAATATTGTCTAAAAGCATAAGTATTGCAACAGATGTTGGTACTCCAGTTTCATTTGCAACCATTAAGTCTGGTGCAGACATTTCTTTGAAAAACTTAAAATAATCTTCTAGCTGAGTATCGACCTGGAAGTCTGGTGATTCATTCCACATTCCAGTATACATAACCTTTAGAGGGAAGCGATAATCAATTCCCGTTACATTCATTTTCTGGAAAAGCTTAATCTGAACATTTGGTCTTAAGATATCCTTTAGGATGGAGTTAGAATTGTTCTTATTAAAAAATCTTTCAGTGTTAGATAGCTTTAAAGATCCATTAGAAGAAATAATTGTTCCAACTGGCAAACCATACTGAGACTGACCAATTGAAGAATTAACATCAAATCCTACTACACTATTTGTAATATCTGCAACTAGTCTTGGACTTAGCTCAATTACTTCTAGAGGTATGTTTGGGTTAGACATCTTTGTTACAACAAACCTAACCCCCTTAATTTTTTTGGTTTGAGTATTAGTAGTGCTAAAATCGGTAACAGTTTTTTCATCTGCATTGTATAGGTATGGAGTATATCTTCCCCAAGACCCACCATTTGCTGGATCATAATATGCGTCAAGCTTTCCATCATACATATTTGAAACAGTTAGGGTATCTCCAGAAACAATTCCAGTAATTGGTGTTTGAGAATAAAAAGTTACATCATTTCCCTCAACTTTTGATACTGTATAAAACTCTCCATTTCTAGAAAGCAAAACATCATCAAGATATTTGATTCCATGACCAGATGACATTGTAAACTTATAATATATGTTTCTGGTTGGATCTGATGGTTTTACTGGTGTTGCTGTAACAGAACTAATTGATCTTGCCGTTCCAGTTGCTTCGTAGGCTGTAGACCAAGTTGTTCCAACTAGAATGTCCACACGATACGCCAAGGGGTACCCCAGATGCTTCTGAGTCTTTACAACAATCTTGTTGGTACTTATTTCAGTCTTATACTTAACAAACGGTGCAGCGTGAGTTATAGTATTATCTGATGCAGAAACACCAACCAAGACCTTATTTACTTTTCTTGCAGAGTTCCAGTATCTATAAGGAGAGTTTCTAGACATAGGATAAAGTCTGGTATCTTCTGTTCTCATATTAAAAACTTTAGAAATAGTTAATGGATCTGCATCACCATTTAAAGGCTGTTTAGTATTTTTTGCTGGGCTAGTATAAACAGAATGAATAATTCCTGGATTTGGTCTATTTATTCCAAAGATATCTTTAAGGGGAGTATATTTAATTCTTTTAATGTCTGGTTCGTATAGCTTTGTATTATCATCAGATGTATATGTTTCTGTTTGTGTTCCGTCATCAAATGATGTTGAATCTACAGCGTTTGTGGTAAAACAACCAATGCTATCCATTTCAGTATAGGCATTGTAATTCCATTCTGCAATAACTTGATGAACAGAATCAAGACTTCCCTTTGAGGCAATCTCATTCTTAATTAATTCGTCTAAGTTGCTATTTCCTGTGCTAAGCATTATGCTTCCACCAGTGTGAGATTAATATTCCATAGGTCGGTATCTCTACCTCTGTCAACTACGTTGTATGAAAAATCACCAAAAAATACATTCACGACCTCAATGTTTTGTTTTATGTTTGAAGTGGATACAGAAGAGTCTACGTCATATACCAGTGTCATCCAAAAGCTACCAGTATGGTCTTTGTACCAGTCAAGCATTTCTTGACCACCACCAAAATTGTTTCTTGTAGAAGCATTATATTCAGTAACTAGGGACTTTCTGGATGGTAGCTTTTCCCAAGAAGTAGCATATGTTCTTTTATCTGCAACGTGATAAGAACGCATTGTTCCATTAATCATACGTTGCTTATATTCAATACGCTCAAAAGATACGGATAGCTCAGCCCTGTTGTTATCAGATAGATATAAATAATTTGTTCCTAAGTCAACTTTTCCAGCATTATCACCACTTCCAATAAGTGGTTGTGAGTCAGACCATACGATTAGGGAGGGTCTTAAATACAACTGATCAAGTACGTCATAAGCCATTGTTAACCGATTCTCCTAGAATTACTACTAATTCTACCACCAACAGCCTTATTAACATGGCTCATAACCATGTCCATACCTGCTCCGTTAAAGTTAAAGTTATAAGATGAACTATTATCGCTTGCTGACCCACTCATCATTCCACCACGAGCCATCTGAGCAATAGGCTGAACATCCATTCCGCCACCAGCAGAAGGAACATTGTATTTCGGTGCAGATGGAGCAGTGCCACCAACAAAACCTCCACCTGCAAACTTTCCAGCATTAATAGAGTTCATTGTTCCAACTCCATATTTCTTAACAGATGCTGCATTTACAACGTACTCTCCATTTGAAAGCATTGCAGGGATGGAATCTGAAGTAGCAGATCCTGGACCAAACACAGCACCACCTGCTGCATAGTTATTTTTTCCATAATCTATGGCAGCTGCAATTGCTTGTGGAGAAGAAGAAACAGCACCAAGACCAAACATTCCCTGAAGACTTGAAACAACTGGAGCGTAAGCCTTAGTTTGATTCTGATTATTTTTTTGAACGGTTTGTGCTAATTGCATTGCAATTTCTTGACCACCAACTAGTCCAGATCCAGAAAGATAAGACAAAGGATTTCCTGCATTTCTATATATTCCTGGTCCCATTTCAAGGTGTAGGTGCGGTCCAGTTGAGTTTCCAGTGCTACCCATCTCTCCAATATGTTGACCTGCGGAAACTTGAGTTCCTGTGCCAACCAATACCTTGCTTAGATGAGCATATAGAGATATTAAATCTTTTCTGTGTCTAATTACAATGTGATTTCCATATGCTCCACCATGAGCATTTACAGATTCAACAATACCGCCTCCAACAGAAAGAATGTCAGTTCCTTCTACTCCAGCAAAATCAAGACCTGTGTGGTATCCAAGGCTCCACAAAGGACCCTTTCTTCCAAAGTTTCCTCTATTTTCACCACTTCTAGTAGGCATTACAAAGCCACCCTCTGCAAAGTAGCTAATTGGCTCTCCATTATTTAATTGATCAAATGTGTCTGTGCCAAACTTCTTAACGGCACTTGCCTGTATAACATATTCTCCATTTGAAAGTCTTGCAGGTATTGAATCATCCTTTGGACCACCTGGACCAGAAACTGGTCCACCACTTGCTCTAAGTAATGGATTACTTGAATCTACATCTAATCTATTTCCTCCTGGAGTTACAGTTGTTCCAGAATTAATAGCCATTCCCATAAATCTAGCTGCTTCAATAAACTCTTGAGACTGTGCATCAATGTTCAATGATTCTGCAACACCGTCAAATATTTTCTTTGTTGCATCAGACATCCCACCAAGCACTAGTTCCCATCCACCTTCACCACCATTTGCAATATATTGCATTGCGGTATCTGTGTCTCTGTAGAAATTGTTTAAAGCTTCTCCTGTTTTCTGTTGAGCAGTATCCATTTCTTTTTGCAAATCTTCTGGAAGACCAGTCTTATCCACAAATCCTGCTGCTGCCTTAGCTTGATCTATTGCTGAACCAGCAAGCTGGGATGCTCTTGCAATTTTTTCATTGTAAACTTTTTGATCAGTTGGATCTGATGAAGGCTGTAGAGCTTTTGCCTCTTCAAGTAGTTTTATTGCTTCTTGAAGGTCTCCAGTTGTTGCAGCCTTCTTTTTGTTAAGCTCTTCAATCTCTTTATTTATGTTATCAAGTTCGGCTTGGTGTCTTGCATCTTCTGCTTGTCTTCTAAGATCAATAGCCTTTAAAGCATTGTCAAGTTTTTCTTGCTCTTTATCTGCAGTTTCTTGAATTGCAGCTAGTGACCTGTCACGACCAAACTGATCGGAGTCTGATGCTGCTTTCATTTGAGCACCTATGAATCCAAACACATCTCCTTGAGAAATTGCACTTAGACCCTGTAAAGATGTTTGTCTTTGATTTGCATAATAATCTTCTGCTTGCTTTTCTCTTTCAAGTTCTTTTAGATAATACTCTGTATTCTTTTGCAACAAATCTTTCTTATCATTTATTCTTTGTGCTTCTTTATCCAAGTTCTTTAAAGCATTATCATGACGCTTATTTTCTGCTTCTATTTCTGCATCTTTTGCTCTCAATGAGATATCAAATACCTTAGTTATTTCTTCTTGAACAGCCTGTAATTGTTTTGTTGTTTGATCAAGTTGTAAATCAACTTCAACATCTATCTTCATGAGTGCCTGTGCTTCCAGAACCTTCTTCTTTAATGCTGATTCTTCTTCACTGCTTAGTTCTCCATCTGCAAGCATTTTATCCAGCTCTGGAGCAAGACCAGACTTTAAGGCATTTAAAAATAGTGTTTGGCTTTCTGTGCCAAGTGCAGTAAACGAATCGGTATCTATAAACAAACCAATACTACTTAAATCACCATAACCAACCTCTTCTGCAATTTTTCCAATCTCTGTATTGATTTTTTCAGTATCTGCATTTTTAAAGTTTGCAACAATAGCATCTACGGCTTCGTTTGAAGCAATAGGGTCTTGTGCTGCAATTGCAAAAGATGCCTTTAATGTTGCACCTATTTGAGCAGCAACTTGTTCTTTTGACTTTTCACTAATAAGAACCTTTGCAAACATTCCTGCAAAGCCTTCACCGCTAATATTTTTTCTTAAAAGACCCTCTATTCCAGAGTCTGAAAGTCCAAGAAAATCTGCAAGGGCATCTTTCTTTAATGCTTGAGCTCCATCAGAATTTCCACTTGCTGCTTCGTTTCTTTGATTTAACAAATCGATTTGACTTTCAAGAGCATCTGTTTGCATCTTCATTACATCGCCAACAGTATCCTTCAAACTAAAGCTACTTTGTATTTCATTAAATGCTGACATTGCTTGACCTTGCCTGGCTATTTCTGCAGTTAATTCTAAAGCAACCTTTGGATCCATTCCTCTTTGAACTAGGTTTCCATAAACATTTACAAGCTGATTCATCTGCTCTTGCTTATTTTGCATTTCAGAAAGTATAGTTAAGAAGTCTGCATAGTCTGTTTTTATTGCTTCAGCAAATGCTTTATCATATGCACCACGACCCTGTGAGCCAAATGCAGTCTCTGCAAACTTTGCATATCTTTCCGTATCTGCAGTTAAAGACTTTAGCTCAATTCCAAGTAACTTTGCTGCTTCGGTTGGTTCTTTAAAGGCACCGTTTCCTGCTTCTCTTGCTTTTGCCATTTGTTTTTGATATTGCTCGATTGCTTTGTTTACACCCATTATTGCAACCTGTAAACCAATCTGCATAATTGGGTTTCCAAGGAAGTTTGCTGCCTTTCCAAGTCCAGACATTGCCATCCCCATACCTCTTGATAAAGGACCCCCAGAGCCCTGGCTCAGTTGCGATCCTCTTTCCATTAACCTTTGACCAGTTTCTTGACCTAGCATCTGGGTTGCTGTAAGTGCAAGATTCATTGATGCAACCCACTTGGATGTTCCATTACTTGTTTCAGAGGTGAACTGGTTCATTGCAAATCTCATTTGATCTACCGCACCAACCATCATCATCATTCTTCCACCAAACTGATCCATTCCGCCACGAGCAATTGGTTGGTCGTATACTGGCTCAGTCATTCCGTCTTGAGTGCTTACCATCTTGTTTCTCTGAGATTCATTGTAGGCTGCAAACCTGCCAGTTCTAGCTTCAAAATTTTGTAGTCTCTGGTTTTGATACTTTTTACCACGCATTAAGGCTGTTCCAACTGGATGAACTATATTTCCTCTTGCTTCATCTCCTGGAGATGTAACTCCTGCTATACCACCATTTGGACCAATTGCAAGAAGCTCTCTACTTGACACTGCAATAGTTTCACCAGTTACAGTATTTACAACCATATCGTCAATGCTATTTGAAAGAACATTGCCCATTGCATCAACCTTTACTGTTGCCTTTGAGCCTGTACCACCTGCATTTGATCTTAAGCTTTGAATGTTTGGCATTACCATAGATGGTCTTATTGCTCCAGAAGGCATTATTATGCCACTAGAAGATACCTTAGAGCCTTGCCCAGCAGATGTTGGTGCTCCAGCATTCTTTGGATCATAGGACCTTACGGTTATGTTTGGAAGGTTAGATGGCAGTGCTCTTTGTCCAAGGGTATTGTAGAAATCACCTTGTAGTCTTGCACCCATACCTGCTGCAACAGCAATAGGCATTCCTGGAGAAGTTCTTGATGGGAACATTCGTGCAAGAGTCATCATTACCCTTGCACCATTAGCAGTATTTGGATGAACACCATCCGCCATCTTTGTTAGTTCTGCTTGAACTACAGATGTTGACATACCAGATGCAGCAGCGACTCTTGAAACGGTAGAAGGATTTAGTAGCCCACCAATATCTTTTCTACTGTTAAGAGTCTCAAGGAATACGTTGTAAACTTGGGAGTCTTTCATCAAGTTAGCTGCAGCCCATACCTTTTCATATACACCATTAGCATTTGTTGTGGATGGGTTAATGTGTGCCAATACATCTTGAATATAATAAGACGCAAGTCTATCTGACTCAGGAATACCTGCTGCTCTTAATGCTTCTACGATTGCCTGATACTCAGCATCTCTTGTAGCCCAACTTGGTATTCCTTGTAAAACACCTGCGTATGCTTTAGGTGCTGCTGCTTTCTTTGCCCAAGAAGTTGTTTCAGATGCATAACCATTTACACGACCACCTGACTGATACCCAAGAACGTCTTTTTCTAACCAGCTTAATTTTTGACCAACATCAAATGGAGTATTTTTTCCAATACTTCTTGTTTGTGTATCTGTAGATAAAGATTTTCCATCTTCACCCCACACAGTATTCCAGGACTGACCTTTACGTTTTCCATAGTAAACTTTTTTGCCATTCTTAGAAAAAGTCTTAACTCCATCTTTTTCTTCAACAAGAGCCCAACCTGCAGAACTAAGTTTTTCACCACTAATTCTAGATCTAACATCATAGAGTTTTCCAGACTTTAAGTATTCGTTGTATTTGTTTTTAAGCATAGGTATTCTCATTGATGTTTGATAAATCTTTTCATCACTAAGTGGACCCTTAGTGTTTACCAACTTTGAAATAAGAGATCCTCTAATAGACTCGGAAGTTCCTTGTGGATCCTTTTCTCCATATATTCCAAGCAATGAAGACATTTTATCTTCTGCAATAGGACTTGCAAAAGACTTTAAAAGAGAATTTTTTTCAACAGAGGAACTAGCTAGTAGTCTATTCATTGCTGAAGGAATTGTTAATCCAAACGGAAGGGTCTGAATACCAAGACCAGATGGTGTTTTTGCAGGAGGAACAATATGTGCAAATGCCATACCACCTGCAGCACTCTTAATTCTTCCACCCATTTGTTTACCCTGCATATGAATAATTGGTTGACGTGATTGTAAATCGGATGAAACTCCAGTAATTGTTCCCTGTGCCCCATATGTAAGGATTTCATTAATTTCATCTGGTACTTCCTTTACCCAACTATCACGATACTTTGGATATGGTGCACCTGTTGATGGATCTCCCATCGAAATATCTCTACCTTGAGTATTTGGTCCTGCTGTAAAATCATAAATAACTGGGGAGGAACCATACTTTGATTCTTTCCCAGTAGCCCTACTTCTTTCTATGTCATCAAAGAATCTGCCCTTTTCAGTGTCTCTGTTATGTACTCCTCGATATAATTTTCTGTATGCAGCAGCAGAAAATCTACTTACTCCACCCTTCATTCCTCTAGGACCGTATGCAGGTCCCATAAAATCTGATGCAAATGATGCAAAGTCACTAAAGGATATATCCATTCCATAAAGACTTCCATAGTCACCAGTTTGAATAGCTGTAAGCATTGCAAGTTGAGACTCTTTAGACATTTCTCCAGACATTCCTGGATTAAGAAGAGAGCCTCTCATCATCCTTGTTCCCTCTGGAACAGAACGCATTATGCTAAGAAGTTGCTGATATCTTTCTGCATCAAACTTTTCAGAGTCAGTCCAACGACCCTTTACATTCTTTCTTCTTCTAAAGTAGTCAAGTTCTCCACCAATCCACTTGTAAACGGTTTCATATTCTTTGTCTGTTTTTTGGAATGGTGCTCTAAATGATTCATCAGCATGACTTTGTACCCTACCACCATTTTGCATAAGATCAACAATGTAATTCTTTGTTCCTATATCTTGGCGGATACCAGAAATAGTTCCTGATGGGTTATTTAATACCCATTCTTTTTCGTTAACAGGCTTACCCATAACCTCTTGAACCATAGCTTTTGAAGATATGTTAAATCCATTTTGTCCCTTAGCATTTGCAAGTCTAAATACTACAGGAAGCATTGACATAGACTCTAGTTGTCTATCTGCTGCCTTCTTTGAGTTGGTGTTTGATGGGTTTGTCCAAGACTCAATAAACTTATTGTAACTTGCAATGTTTGGATTTGAAGAAAATGACTGCATGTCTGACCATTGGATTTTCTTTCCCATAGCCTTGTCAAACATTCCATGCTTGATGTACATGAGCAACTCTCTTGCCCCTACACCAGAAAATTCATTAGCACCCTTTTCTCTAAGAACTGTTCCTCTGTATAAAGGAATGTTCTGAGATATTGGACCCATACTGTTAAGCATTTGCTCACGATGACCTGCCATATCCATTCTTTTCATAACACCAGTTCCAGTTCTAAACTGGTTTGTGTTATGTCCTTCTATCCAATCGGCATAAGCCTTTTGTTGTGGATCATTAATATCTCTTGTAATTCTTGAAGAACGACCACCCCATTTGCGTGGATTGGTTGCTTGAAATGCTTCTGCAGACTCGATAGATGCAAAAGGATAATCTGAAAACGGTGTGTATCCACCTGGCATGTAAGTTCCCTGCACATTGTAAGATATTTGTGGCTTTGGACCAATAAAAGATTGATCTGCATATCCAGGCATTCTTCCACCCATTTGAAAACGTGGTGCTTGTCTAAAGTTAATGTCGTCTAGTAATGCAGAGTTTTGTGATGCTGCCTTTTTATTTACAACATACTCTCCTGGTTCAAGCATTGCAGGAACCTTGTCCCCATCACCCTGACCTGGAACCCAAGCAGAACCGCCCTTTTGTAACTGGGTTGTTGTAGGTACGGTTGAGGCAGGTGCGGTATTTTGAATTGCTGCTACTTGACTATTAATAAAAGCAGGGTTTAAGCTAATTGCATCAGCAAGGTTTCTTTTGTATAGACCAAGAGCAATGTTTAATTTCTCAACACTGGAGCGTTCTGAATCAAAAGCGTTTGCAAGTTCATGTGTTGCTTTTTGTGCCAGAAGCTGTGTGTCTGTAAGCATTTCAAACTTTTCAACTGGGATACCAGCCATTCTTCTTCCAAGGTTAAATATTCCCATTGCACCCTTTGAAACATAACCCATGAAGTTGGAGAAAATACCAACCATCATAATAATTGGACCAGCAACAGCAGTTAACCCAGTTGCTACCTTAATAAAAGATTTAACTGGCTTTGGAAGGTTTTGAAAAAACTCAATAGCTTTTCCAATTTTTCCAGTAAGACCTTCAAGAATCGGGGTAATGGAAGAAGTTATAGATTGACCAATAGTAAGGAACTGTGCCTTGATTCCTTCAACAGCTCTTTCAAATCTTTTTGATGCTGAGTTCATCAAGGTGTTCATTTCACTATATGCAGTTGCTGCAAGTTCTCTATTTGATTTACCCATCAAGCCAAGTACCGCATTTGTCTGAGAAGCATTTGCATTTAAGTTGTCAAACAGTGCAGACATTCTTGCAAACTGATACTTACCAAATATTTGCTCAATTAGCTGTGCTTTTCCAAAATCATCAAGCAGTTGCAATTGTCTTTGAAATTCCATAATTGTTGGAAGCAACTGTCCACGATTTGCCTGAACAATTGACTCTATATCAATTCCGTATTGTTTTGCAGTTAATGATGCTTGCTTTGTTGGGTTAATTAAAGAAGCCATACCAGACTTAATTGCGTTTGCACCTTCACCTGCAGAAATACCACCTTCTTTTAGGGCTACCATCAAAAGTGATAGGTCTTTTACATCTCCACCAAGGGCTTTAATAACTGGACCAGCTTTAGGAATTGCTGTGGTTAAATCCTCTAAAGATAAAGAGGTTTGGTTTTCTACTGCGTTTAAGAAGTTAACAGATTGAGCAAGTTCATCTGTACTCATCTTAAAAGCATTTTGAAGAGACAAGGTTGTTTTCATTGCATCTTGGTTTGAAACATCACCAAGTACAGCAAGACGAGTTGTTTCTCTTAATGCCCCAAGAAGCTTTTGTCCTTCAAGACCAGTTGCAGCCAGGTCTGCTGCAAGTGATGCTGTTTCTTTTGCTGCAATTCCAAAAGACTTTGAAAATTCAACAGCAATATTTCTAACATCATTAACCATCTGATTGCTTGTTTTTTCAGATGTACCAGATAGGTCTGCACCATAAACTTTTTGAAACCTTGTTAGCTCAGCATCAACCTCACGGAATATCTTAGATACCATATTTCCATAAATGGTTAAAGGTACTGTAAGACCAACGGTAATCTGACGACCTGCCCACTGAGTATTCTTACCAAAGTTAATTAAATGGGTTGTTCCGTCTTGAACAAGATTATTAAATATAGCCCATTGCTTACGACTTACTGCAAGCTGAGTATTAAAGTCTTTCATGTTAATTGTTGCTGGGGTAATCATCATACCCATTTGCTTGCCGTCCATGCCCTTGCCAAGGGTTACTAGCTGAGACATTCCTCTAGCAACTTCACGAACGGCTAGTTTATGAGCATTGCTGGATGTAGTAAAAGCACCAATAGCTTCTCTTGCATATTCTTTAAGTGTTAGTTTTTGTTTTAAAAGAGACTGACCAAAGTTATCAACTGAGTCTGTCATCTCAACCATCTTGGCATTCCAGCCACCAATTTTTCCAAGATCGGAAGCAAATGAAGATGCTAGGCTTCCTTTTAATCCTACGGCTTGCTTATCAAGGTTTTGTAAAGTATTATTTAATATGTTAGCTTCAGCAGAAAGTTTCTGCATCTGTCCTATTACTGGACCAAAGTTTGCAGAATAATTAAACTGGGCATTAATATTAGCCATTTATATCCGCCAAACCTAGAACCTCGTAGCCAAGACCTTCATCTTGACTAATTCCAAACTCCAGTGCAAATGAAGAACTTTCACTTCCGCCAAGACGTTTGTCTGCTCTAGCATTAATTTCTGCAAGGCTTGTTGGTGCGTCACCGTTTGTTGAGGAACTAGAATTGTCAGGAGACAAATCAATACCTTGAATAGCAGCTAAAAATTTATTCTGCCTGTTCTCTTTTTCATGCATCGCACCTAGTGTAGCTATCAATTCTTGCATAGAAAGACTTGTTTCAAGTTCTTCATAGTCTTTCCAATGACCCAAGAGAAATACTTCCGACTCTAGGGCAGCTAGGTCTAGCTCGTTCCAGCTAGTTCCTGAGCTGCCATTAGCAGGTTTGGGTCGTTAAGCTTGATATCTGCAGCAACCTCCAATATTTTGTACATAGTTTGAAGATCTAAAGCCTCTTCTAGCTTTTCCTTATCAGAAATCTCTGGTGCGAATTGCTTCATAGCAATTGATGTGCAGTCTAGTAAAAGATCTAAAAACTCATCTTCTGAGGTTTTTGTTTCTACTTCTCTCCACTTCGTCATAACCTGACGTAGGTTCTTTAAGTTTAATGGTTTAACAGTAATGATTGTTCCATCCTGTAGTTCCATTTCGATTGATTCATAAATTTTGGTAGCCATTTTTCTCCTATGTTCCTTTGTCCATTATAGCCTACTATTCTTTATATAAAAGCAATATGGTGGGTATTTCTACCCACCATATTACACGATATTTAGTTATATGTTAACCAACGTATACACGGTCAATTACCTTGCCGTAGATTGCGTTGTTGTCTACAGCTGTTTCTGCATTAGACGGAAGCAAGCGGAATGTTACTGGGAACACTGTTGCTTCGTTACGCTTAATACCTACAGATACTGTCTCCATAGATAGAGCACGATATCCAATATACATACGCTCTACTACGGTTCCACCATTAGGTGTCTGACCTGATTCCAGAAGTTTTTCTGGACCAGGACCAACAATAAGGATAGAACGCTCTACTGGAGCATATCCCAAAGCACCACCATTAAGATCCAAGATTGTTGTCTTGCCCTTAGATGAAGTGTGAGTACTTGTTGGTCTTAGGTCAGAATCTTTTCCACCAAGAACAACAAGGAAGTTTTCCAATGTTGCTTCTGTTAGAGTAGTCTTAACCATAACTTTCTGACCTTGCTTGTAAATCTTAGCAACGTCTAGAAGTTGATCAACCTGTACTTCACCGTAATCTGGTTCGAATGAGAAGTCCACACCTTCCGATGTGTAACCAACGTGATCCCACTTAGTATCATTTACGTTTGTTGGGTTCTGATATGTACCTGCATCGTTAGCAGCATATGTTGCTGGGGACTTAGGAATATCATTAATTGATTTTTCTTCTGTGTCAGCACCGATGTAAAGAACACCAGCACCAACAATAATATTTTTTGAACTATTAGCCATTTTTTTATTTGCACCTCCTGCTTTTTATGATTTAGCTTTCGGGGGCTTCCTCAATATCTATTTTACCACAAATATCTTACGAGCGTGAATATTCATAAGTTACATAAAGGGTTGTGGCATATCTGGTTACTGTACCATCACTCAGAGTTACCGTCTTTTTCTCGTCCAAGGAGTACTGCTCCTGACGAACCTTTACATACTTAAAGTTAATTCCAGTATCTCTAATATGGTTATTTATTTCAGATGCTGAGATATCAAACTTGCTCAGGGCATCATAAACAAAGTTTTTAACTAGGTATATGTTGGGAATAGGACCAATAATGGTCAGGGTTGCTTCTTCTCTAATTAATGGAAAACAAGTTGGATCTACACCAGTATACAAAAAATCATATAGAATATAGGGCATTGTGCTTGTGGCTGGAATATCATTTTGCTCTGCAATTGGAGCTGTTGGTTGTTTTGTAAATGAGTCAACATCCCATACTATGGAGGGTAGTTTTGTACTACCAGCAACGTCTCCTTTAGCTAAATCCCAAAGGTAATTGCATATCATAACTACTGGCATTTTTGTATAATCCATATTACTTTGATCTCCTAGCTATTCTATTTGCTGACTGTTTAGCCATTTCAAATCCATTAAGGTTTCCAGAACTAATTCTTGATAAAGATACTTCTGATTCCTTTAACATCTCTGTGTTAATTTTATCATAAAAACCAACATCTTCTAGCATTAAACTAGCCTGTCTATTCATATAGTCTTCAAAGGCTCTTGTAAATGAGCCTGATACCTGTGTTCCACCAGGATTTGGAACAAATGATTTTTTGGCAAATACCGTCTCACCATCAACTTCAAACACCAAGAAGTTTCCTAGCTTTGGTCTGATAGTAATTGGTGTTCCAGACTCCATAATAAAAGCCCTTCTTCTAAAGACATGACCGCTGTTCTCAGGCACCGTTGCATCTCTAAAGGCATATTGTATGGTTCCTGATCCAGAACCTCCCAGAACTGTGTAATAAAATAATCTAGCATCTTTGCTTCCAACTCTATCGTTTTCATAAACGTGGTGAAAAGATGCACTATCTCTTCTTGCAAGGTTATCCATATAAAATCCAAAATATTGACCAACAACATTTAAGGCATTTTGTATTATTATTCCTTTGTTTTGAGAATTGTGTAGTTCAGATAGGGTTCCTGTGTGGTATTTTGCTGTGGCAATAATTTTTTCTGCCATTTTACCAGTGCTTACAGCCATATTAACTCACTTCTAAAGACTGTATTTCTTGACGTTTTAACACCGTTTCATATTCTATTACTTTGCCATTAAAGTCAAGAAGTGGGGTAGTTCCAGATGGTTCAAATATTGTTGCTCCATTTACTCCACCTGCACTGTTTTGAATATAGTCTTCTGTCCAGATAACACTGTCTTCGTTTCTAATTGCAACAATTCTGTATTCTGAAGATAAAGGAATAGATGTTCTCATTTTTATAAAATCCTTTGAGTTTATTAAAAAGTCTTTTAACTCTACTTGTGCAGAGTTTCCACCTAATTGTGATCCCAAAACACCACGAGCAAAACAAGAAACTGTTTCCTTTAAAGACCAGGTATTTACTGACATGCCAAGAATTGGCTCAGTTGTGGTGGTGGCTTCATAAATATCTGCTTTCATTACATAAGTTGAATGGGCTAAACAAGACATTTAAATCGCCTTTAGATTCCAATTCTTATATGGGGCAAGCAAGCCATCAACATATAGGTTTCCAGTGCTATTAATCATTCCTTCTGCAAACTTTATATTAAATGAATCATTTTGTACAGACATAATTCCCTTATTTAGATAGATAGAGTCTGAGCATACCGCATCATTGATTAATTCATATACTGCAATTTTTATGTCTTCTGGAACTTGTTTCCATCCATACTCTCCACGAACTGAATAGGCTGCATCTTTCCCAAAATAAGAAGGGTTTTTAATTGGGTTTTGATCTACCCACTCTGTAATATTTACACCCTCTTCAACTATTCTTAAAGAATATTTGCTAGATGCAACAGTAAGTGTTGCTCCTAAATCATCAAGAATTGGCTCTTCGGTGGAATCATAGACAACAGTGTCATTGTAAGTAATTTTATCAAACGATTCTATTCTTTGACCAAGATGAAGAAGGTCTGTGTTCATTCCATAAGAACCAACCGTTTTATACTCAAAGTTAAAATTATCATTAATGTATGAGTTTATAGAGTATCTTATTTTTCTTTCCATTTGCTCAAGCAGGGCATCTGAAAGAGCTAAAACTTTTGTATTTGCAGATATTACGAAGTAGTCTCTTATTTCACGGACAGTTGCATAAGGTCTTCTTAGAGATATATTTAATATATCTGTTGAGTAGTTATCTATCTGAACTGATTGTATTTCTATTAAAATGTTTCTATCGTATTTGCAAACATCTAGACTTAAAGGTATTGTGTAGGAAGTTTTTCCTTGCTTTATAAATGTGTGAGCACCAGACTGTGTTCCAGTTGTTGCAATTAAAGATGATGCAGAAGTTCTATAAATGTTAAATGTGTTATCTGTAAGAACAGAAACATAATAAACTGTTCCTACTGTTATTCCAGTTGGCAATGCTCCAGTTGTTGAAAACTTAATTGCTTCACCAGTTTTAAGACCATGAGTAGCACTTGTAATAACTGTTGGTGATGCTATTGATAAGGTAAGGGATTTTGAAGGATTAACTTCTGCATCTAACTGGTCATACTGAATATAGGTGTTATTCAAAACATCCAATACTGAATAGGTCAAAGATATTGTATTTTTAGGGGCTGTGTAAGATACATTAGCCACTTCTAAGTCATTTGTTAAAACTTCCATCTATCTGCCAAAGAAAGACTCTTTTTCTTTCTCGTTAGCCTCCCTGACTTCATCTGCTTGGCTAGCTAATATTTTCTCGGCAAGCGTTTTATTTACAAGAACAAGCTTGTCATCCATATCAAACCTTACACCGTTTCCAGCATAATAACCTCCACGATTATGGACCATAGTTAAAAGAAGCTTTTCTTCTTTTTTAGACTCTACTTTGGCTTCTTCTATTTTTACTTTAACTTCTTCTTTTGTAGGACCTTCTTCATAGTCAAACAACGATTTTGATGATTCTTCATACATTTCCCAAGTAACTTTAGCTTCTTTAATAGCTTCAATAATATCTTGTTTTCTTGCATTCTTTGATACTTCAATGTCAAATGATAGACATAGACCCCTAAGGTCTCCGATTGTTTTATTAGATAACATAAATCCTCCTAATTATTAATTATACACTAAAAAGAAGTAGAGGTCAGGTTTTTACTCCTGACCCCTACTTGATAGCTAAAGATTATGCAGTTGGTACTGCGTAAGCAATTGCTGACTTTTCTTCTAGTGCTACACCCATACGGACGTAGACTGTGTACTCTACAGAGTCCTTGCGTGGCTTGAACTCACGATGTACTGTAACATCTCTCTGGAAACCCCAAATGCGGTTTGAAGGAAGAGTTAGATCTACATAGTCTTCTGGATACAAAGGAACTTCCTGAACTGGAAGACCGAAGATGGTGTATTGAGCACCAGCTGGACCGCCAATTCTTGGAGTAACTCCATCAATTACACGAGTAGCAACATCGTAAGGAACTGAAGTTCCGTCAGTTGTATTAACTGTGCGAAGCTCTGTTAGCAATTCCTGAATATGCTTGCTGTTCATGTAGAACTTAAGATCCTGACGGCGAGCCTTGAACTTACGAGGCATTGCGTTGTAGATTGCTTCGATTGCATCAAGAGTCAACTTTGCGGAAGATCCATCGCCTGAATCAGGAGTAGCTTCCCAGATGCCTGTCATAGCTGCAGCAGCTGCTGCAGCTTCGTGAGCACCTGCGTAGTTAGTGTCCTTGATCTGACGGATAAATCCTGCAAGAGTATTGTTGTATGTACCGTCACCAGATGTTCCTGGACGACCATTAATTGCAATATCTTCCAAGTCGTTTCCGAATTGAGTTGCCATCAAACGTACAACGTGATCCTCTAGAGACGCACCTTCAATCGAGTCCTCTAGGGATTCGGTTGATAGTTCGTACTGTAGACGGAACTTTGTTGTTGTAAGTTCGATCTTTGTGAATGCTGGAGCACTGTTTTCTCCTGTATCATCAGCCTGTGTAGCTTTTGTAACAAGACGTGAACCAACACGGATCTTATCCAGTTCCATAGTATTTCCACGCATCGTTACCTTGCGACCATCGTTAGCGAGAACCATCTGATCAAAGATGTACTCGATAAACTGTGTAGATTGTGTTGGATTAAGAACACCACCATTGTCACCAGAGTTACCTGCTGCTGTCATAGCACCAGGGGATACTAGTGGGGAAAGAACTGTGCCACTTGCTGTGGCTTTTTCTAAAATATCACTCATTTTTATTTTTCACCTGCCTTTTATTTCTAATTTAAGTATTGCGAGGAACTGAGGAAGCGTCCCCCCCATACAGAATCTGACTTCTGTATAGTTGTTTCTGCGGAACTCTCAAGTTCCCCAGATTTCTTTACAGCGGTATCATTTTCTACAGATTCCAATCTTCCATTAATTGTTTGTACTGCATTTACGATATCCGCCAAACCTTTGTTGATCTCTTCTAAACGAGAATCATTTTCTACAAGCTTATCGGTTAAAGCTTTTGTTACTTCTGCAACAGTGTTTACAACACCATTAACTGCAGCTGCATTTGTTTCGCTACTCTTTGTAAGAGCTTCGCCAACAAAATTTTTGATTTCACTAAGAGTCTTTTCAAGGTCAGTCGCCTCACCATTATCGGTGGAAGCGTCATCTGCAGATCCCTCTGTATCTACTGATGTTTCGACTGTCTCTTCTGTTGCTTCTGTTACTTCAACTTCATCAGACTTTGCAATTTCTTCTACTACTGGAGCTTCTTCAGCTTCAACAATTTCATCAACTACAACTTCTTCTTCAACTTCTACAACTTCTTCTACAACTTCATTATTTTCAGTCATATCAACACCTCCTTCATTTATTTGTGTGGCAACCAACTCTGCGTCACTTGCCTCATTCACTACTGTGTTAGGTAGAGAAACTTCTGATTGTACACCAAGGGATTTAAGGACTTTAACTGTCCAAGATCTAAGTGTACTCATTCTATGTCCTACAACTGTTTTAGATGGCTTCCAAGAGTCTCCGTCTTTTTCGTAAACTCTGATAACCACCGCTGGGTCTTCTGGTGTACCTGTAATTGTTACACTAGAATTTGGTACTTTAATTTTACCATTAGTTACTACTCTTGTTACTTTACCTCTTGCTGTGCCACCTGAAGAGCCCCACTGAACAAAATCTCCAGAAGAATATTCTCCTGCTTTTTTAATATATTTCTTTTTCTTTTTAGGATCTTTTTCAGTCTGGATATCTGAAAATCTTGGATTTTGCTTTGGATACTTCTTTGGAACATCATCACTTGTAACGGTTCCAGGATTAACTGCCTTATGTGTATCAATAATTTCTGTCATTGCTTTTTCAATATCTGACTTTGTTATTTCGTCAATCCATCCAATAGATGGTAGGTCAGAACTGCAGGATGAGCAAGAATACTTTTCTTCTCTTGAAAGATAAGCCATTTCTTCCTCTTCACACCAAAATACATTCTTAATATTTGACTTAGAAAACATTCCCTCAGCAATTTCACCATCAATAGTTTTCTGAATAGAGAAAATATTGGCAAACTGATTTGCAGGTGAATCAACTAAGGATAACTCTACTAAATCATATTCCTTAATAACACGAACAGTTGTATTTGATTCTTCATCTAATTCTGTGTCTGTATCTTTAATTGCACCGCCGATTGAAAAACCAGTGAGTGTACCATCAAGAACCATCTCCCAGATGTCTTGAGCACCCTTAGAAACATAGGTATCCACAAATACTCCCGTATATTGCTTCTTTGTCTCTGGGTCGAAAAATGTGTCTGATCTAAAAGAAACAACCTTTCCTGCTGGAATAGGTTGATGCATAAGTCTTACATTGCCACGAAAGTTTGCAAATGCTTTTTCTGAGGCTTCTGGAAGTATTCTATCACCTTGTTTGTCAATGTTATCAAGGGTGGCAAAGCCAGATACAATACGCTTTTCTTCATCAATTTTTGAAATTGGCATCGTCAAGTTGACGCTGTTACCATTCATAGAAAGGGAAGCCTTTTGTAAATTAATCATAACAATTTAATTATACATTGCTTTTCTTGTTATTGTTGCTGTCTTCCTTCGCCTTGTGCATTTCTTGAACCAGTGTCGCCTTCATCTGCCTGATTGTTTTGACGTTCCTGATCTCTTCTTCTGTTTCCAGAGGCTTGAGCTGTTTGCTCAGAAGCCTGTTGACCAGTAAGTTGAACGGTTTCATCTCCTCCAGGAATTGCAGTAAGACCCAATCTTGAACGAACTTCGTTAGGAACAATAACCTTCATTCTTAAATAACGCTCGTCAATCTTGGACTGAGTATCTTCATCTGTAAGGGTAAGTTCATTAAAAGCAAACTTAAACATATCAGTCTTTTCAGCAACAATTGCTGTAATTCTTTTTTCAAGGGCATCCTGTGCTGGACGAGTTACCTGTTCCTTAAATCCCTTGTCTGCTTCTTTTGCTGCAGCTAGGGAAAGTCCCTCTCCTGCACCAACTTTAGTCATAGGAACACGATGTGCCATAAGGATTTCTTGAAGATTTGCTTTACGATACTTATCAAATGATCCGTCTTGTATTCCGTTTTCTACAGGCTCCATCTTAACTTCTACCTTGCCACCTGCATCATCTCCAGGAAGAGGAACAATAAGTGTTCTATGGGATTGCCCACGAAGGTTATTTTGGAAAAACTCAAATAGCTTTGCTTCTGCATCTCTGCTTAACTTTGCACCCTTAATCCAAAAAATGTAACGTGGAGTAGCCTTATTTTCAAAATACTCTAAGTTAAACTTAGATGAAAACTCATTTCCAGCCATTGCATTTTTGGCAGGAACAATTGACGGAATACCGTAATAGGTATTTGTTGGTGTGTAGTTTGCAATGTGAATAATTTCGTTTGGTCTAGGATCCGTTCCCATTTGAGGATTAACATCTTCTTTGTCGTGGAAGTTTCTAAAATATGTAAACTTTCCTCCAACTAGCTGAACATAACCATCACGAAGTCTGCGTACACGCATAGTTGCAGCAGGAATATGACCAATATAGCCAATCTCTCCAGTTGTTTTTCTGCCAATCTCAATGTAGCCATTTCCAGTAGTTTCATAATCTAGGTAAGCCTTTGTAAGTGTTTCTGTAAAGGTTTCCTCATCATTTCTAGTGTCTAGCCACTCTAAAATCTCTTGCTTTGCACGTTCTAGCTTCTTTCTAGTTTTTCCAAGCTTTACCGTATTTTCTGCAAGGTCTTCTAGCATTTGCTTTACCTTTAGGGTTGGCTCTAGATAATAACCAAGACCAACAATATTAGTTACCTTTGCATTAATTGCAGCATAGTTAGCAGAAGAAACTTCATATGTTTTTCCAAGAGAAATAAGATTATATGGTGGCTCAACTACATCAAAGATACCATAGGCATATTCAAAAAGGAGCATTTGTTTTGAAGCAGCATCATCGCCTCTAAAACCATTTTTTGGTGGAGTATAATTTGTTGAAGAGCCCCCAACTTGACCAGCCTTCTCAAGTTTTCTTTTAGCATTACGCTTAAAGTTTTGACTTATTCCACGATACTTTAAAATTTCATCTGCTGAAACCATAAACTCGTCAACGGCTGCAATCTCTTCTTTTTTCTGAAGACTATCTATTGCAATATCGCTACCATAAATAATTTGACTTTGAGGAACTTCGTTATCCTCTACTCTTTCGCTCATTTGCAAATATCTCCTTCCAGTTTTCACTATCTCCGTAAGGAGTTAAGCCTTCAGCCATTCTGTCAATATCTTCTCTAGCCTCAGTATCGCTAACTCTTCCAACTCCAGGCATAAACTTTGCAACACCATCTGGTTTACCCCAATATGCTGCTGACTTTGCCAACAAGTTCATTTTTTGAATGTCATGCTTCATTGATGGAATGTTTAGAGTATTACCATCATCGTCTTTAAATGGTTCTCCGTTTGGCAGGATCCATACATAAATGCCATATTCTGCACTTGACTCAACCGCCTGTACACCCTTTTTTGTATTATTCATACCACTATGATACCATTTCTACTCTTCTGTTGTAAAGATAGAATCTTGACTTGGTGCAGTTTTTGATTTAATTTTTTCTCTAAAAAGATTAGTAGATGCAAGATTGACAAAATAACCAGTATCTCCTGATGTTGGCTGTACCCACTGAAGTCTCTTTGTAGAATTATAGTACTGACCAACATAAACCTTTCCATTTTTTGTATGATCTAAAGTTTCTTTTTTTAATTTAAAGTATCCAGGGCTTTGCTGTATTGGATTATCAACATTAAATATCTGATCAACCGTGTAGATATATCTTTTTGTTCCAGAGTTAACTACAAAAGTTTGACCAACAAATATCTTTTTATTTAACAGATAAAGCCTTCTTTGCTGTTCCTGATTAAAAGAAAAATACTCGTTGCTAAAAACTAAGAAATCTGAAAAGTTTGCTATTACATTTGAGCTTAAAGTAAGAGTTGTTGTATTTGTATAATCTCCATCACTTACAGCGTTTGTAACAGTAATGTCAGTGAACGGTGATGTTCCAGCAGTTGTTATTTTTCTTAAAAGTTTTGTTCTTCCTGGAAAATATGACTCTGGAGCACCAATAACCTGAATGGTGTTACTTCCAGAACCTCCATAGTTTGTTGTTGTGGTAGTTTCAAATGTTTGAGACTGACTTACAGTATAGTATCCAGTTACAGGTATTGTTATTTCTGAGCTACCATCAATTAAGGATAGTACAGAAAAATCTCCAGCTGTCTCAACAAACCCACTAACATCTTCTGCGGTAAAATCTGATAACCAAACCTTTCCATACCCTGGCTCTTGCTGAGTTCCAATAATTCCTGGTATTCTATACTCATCAGATAGACCAACGACAGAGGTTGATTGTACTCTATGAGATACACCACCTGCAGTTAAGTTATATAAGTTTTTTACAAAATCCTTGCCTGAATTAGAGTCATATGGCTTTGCAAACAAAATTAACTGGTCTATTCTGGCACCAGTTGATGCAGATGCATTTCCAATAGTAATAAGTGGCTTGTTTAGCTCTTCTGTATAAACAACTGTAACTTGTTGCCACTGATCTAAAAGAATTGATGACGCTTGTGAAGCAATGTTGCCATTTAAGTAAACGGAGGTGTTTGAACCCTTTGTTATATTACCAGTGCTGCCAACGCTAAATCCATTATTTGGGTTAAGGGAATCAAAGTCCAATATCTTATAGGTTCCAGATGACTGACCAGAATCAAAATAAAGCATAAAGGATATTACTTTTATGCCACCACCCTCAAGAGATTGCCTATCATGATTTATCTCTGTATAGTTATTTTTTAAACTAAGACCACTATAGAAACCATTGTAAAGAATAGGGGTCTCTAAAATATCTGGAATATTGACAGTTTTTGACGCACCAGTTAAATATATTTTTGCTGGGTTTCCTCCAGGAGAGGCATTGCAAAGAACATAGTTTGTTGTTCCATTATCATCGCTTGTAAGCTGATAAGAAAAAAGTCTTAGGTAACTTAGCTTTGCTGGTTTTCTAATTAAATCATCTGTGGATAAAGATATGGCAAAACTAATTATATCTACTGGGTTTGTTGCAGGATTGTTTGACTGCACCAACTGATTATTTAACCAGTCTCCAGACGTAATAGTTCTTTCTGTAACTGATGTGCTTGCAAGCCTTGCTGTTCCTGCAACTCCCTCTGAATATGGAATATTTGAAATACTTAAGGTCATAGCAGTTGAACCAAGTGGGTGTCCAATGTCTATTCTGTTGGCACCAGTTGTATTGCTTGATATAGGACAAAGTGCTTGCTGTGGAATATCAACAACTGCGGATCCAGAGGAAGATATAACAAATCTTTTTTGATTAGAGTTTGGCGAAGCGGTGTATTGATTCTTTAAACTGGATACTGCATTTCCTAGCAAACTAGAAGTAATAAGACCATCGGAAATAGACCTTATTTCTTTTAACTTTCCAGTAAACTCAAACTGTTCTGATGGTACCACATCATCAGATACCCAAGTGTTATCTGATCCAATTCTTATTTTTTGTGTACCAAAACTTAATGGCTTTATTTTATCTGTAGAAACAAGAATGTTTGAATTGCTTGAAGCTGTGCCATAAATAAAATATTCATTGCTTCCAGAAGTATAGTAACCAACATAAAAATCTTCAGATATGGTTGGGGCATTTTGTGTAACAAGAACGTCATTTATTTTAAATACTAGTTTATCTACAGAGTCAACTTTTATTAAATATGCCTCAATGCTGTCTTGTAGGGTGTCCGAAAATGACTTAAACAATGTCTGCTTTGTAGTTGTAAGAGTTACCCCAGAACCATTAAACTTAAAAACCCAACCCCCAAGATTATGTGAAATAATGCTGTCAGAGTTTTTTAACTCTAAATATGATGTTTTATTAAAATCAAATCCAGTTGTAGTAAATAGAAGATCTAAGCTTCTTTCTTCTAAAGTTCCTCTTTGAATAATTGTTGGTTCCTGAAAACTTTTAAGGATAAGGTTTCCTCTTTCTAGGCTAACATTATCTGTTTCGCTGACCGCCCAAGGATTGCCTGGACCAAAATCATACTTTTTAATTGTAGTTTGACCATCCATAGAAAAGTTATATAGTGCACCACCATTAGAATTAATAAACTGAGCTGGTGGATTATATCCACATCCATAAACAAAATGTCTAACTAGTCTTTCTCTTGCAAGCTCATAAGAATACAGAGCAATGCAGTCAAACTGTATGTTGGATATTCCAGATGGTTTTTGAAAGTAAAAGTATTCATCGTCTAGATCAAACGTAGGGAATAATGTTTGAGGATTAGTTATAGTTGTAGTATTTTTTGCACCGTTAACAGTAAGAGATATGTCAGAAGGGGTATAGGAAGCAACTATGTGTAGTGGCTTATTTACAGAATCTAGCGGTACAGAAACTTCACGATAATCGCTTTCTATTCCAAGCCTAAAAGTAATGTAATCATTTTTAACATAAATGCAGGTAGCATAATCTACTGCTCCGTCAGCATCCACGTCCTTCTTTGTCATTATAACTTGCTCTGAAGAACTTGAGTTACTTATTTTTACCCAAAACTCTAAAGATGATTTATTTCCAACATCAGAAAGTGACATTTTTCTAAAGGAGGGTATTCTAATGTATCCATTCTCATTAACCTTAATAGATTGCTGACCACCATAAACAATAGGAAAAGAAACCTTACTTACGTTTTGGTATATTCCATTATAAAAACCTGATCCATTAGGGTTTGCGTATAAAAATCTATCTGGAGCCACAGGTTGACTATTTCCAACATTTGAATCATCTAAAGCATATACTACTGCTGGAGAAGCTAATTGAATTAAGTTAGAATAGGACATATGGCATCCATTTTATTATACCGCTTTACTGATATCGGTGATATCGCAAGCACCTGCAACACAAGCTAAATCTTGTACAGATGTAGTACCGTCAAATGTTTCATATATTTCAAGCCATTTCCAATCAAGGTCTTCTGGTGTTTCAGACAATAGTTTTTCATACTCTGCCTTTGTAATTTCTTGATATGGAGCTTGCTGATATGTGTGCTCTGAATAAGGCAAGAATGATACTCCTGACATTTCATCAATATGGTCATATACCCAAGCACCTACTGCCATCCATTCATCTTCTTTAACTGAAACAGTAATAGATGGTTTGTGCTCCGCCCAATGTCTTTGGTATGTAAGCCAAATATCTAAATGCTGAACAGCAGTTAAATCTTCACGAAGTTTTGCACCTTCTGGTGCTGCAATAGGAAATGTAAACACCATAGTATCGTTTGGCTTCATTACATCTGGCTCGTGCTTTACACCCATATCTACAAGGAATGAAGTAATTGGGTCTTTCATGTCTCCACGAATAGTGCGAGCATAATATTGAGAGTGCCAAGGGTGCATTCCTGAAGATGCATTTACCAACTGAGAAACTGTTCCAGAAGGCTTAACACAAGTAATAGCTGCAGCCTGATTAATACCAATTTTTTGTGCCCACTTTTTATTTACCGCAACAGATACTTCACGAAGTTCGTCTAACCATAGAGATAGCTTTTCTACGCCCTCAGAGCCATTCAGAACACGATGGGATAGCTGACCAGTTAATGAGACACCAAGTAATCTTTCTTCCTCTGAGTTCTTCTGCCAGATTTTTCTTAGATATTTGAATCTTGTAAAAGTAGACTGAACTGTACCAAGAATTGTTGCAAGTTCTACCTTAGCCTTAAGGTCTTCTAGGGTATCTGTATCTCTAACAATAACTTCGGTTAGGTTACAGAACTGGTAAGGACGAAGAATGATTTCTGAACAAGGGTTAGTTCCAAAGTCTACGGTTGAGTCTCTTCTACCATTTTTTGCTGCAACTTTTTGTGCTGCCTCACGACTAAAGATGCCTCTTTCTCCAGATTTTGAATCGTACAAAGACTTCCATTCGTCCATAAAAACTTCCATAGTTGGTCTTGTATTGTAAACCGCAGAATTATTTGCAAGGGCTCTTTGACCAGAGTATTCCCACCAAGAACCTGATTTTGCTGCTGCCATATTACGATCTTCAAGGTCTGATAGTGAAATCATTGCTGAACGGCGTACACCGCCTACGACTACAACCTCTGCAACCTTACACATTAAGTCATGTGCTTCTAGGGGTGTTAGTTTTCTTCCCTTTGCATTCTTTAAAAGTGCAATAGAAAACTTAAATAAACGATCTAGTGGGTCTGGACCAGATGCACGACCACCAAATGTTTTTAGGCGAGCACCTGCTGGTCTAACATTAGACATATCCCATTCTGGAATCTGACCTTGCCATAAAAGTGCAAGAAGTTCTTTAAATGCTCTTGCCCATCCTGCTTTTGAGTCCTCTACAACAATTACAGAACCTGTTGGCTCAAAGTGTTCGCTAACTTCTGGAAGTTGGTTAACGTAGCGTGATTCTACGGAGTATCCCACACCAGTTCCACACATCAGAATATACATTGCTTCATCGAATGATCTTAAACTATCTACTGGCATGTAAGCACAGTTATAGATGCAGGTGTTGTCTCTTTCGAGAGCTGGACCTGCTGTCATAAATGCTCTCATGGATGGCATTACTTTTGTTTCAAGAATTGCAGACTTAATTTCTTTAATTGTTTTTGAATCAACAGTAAAATCACTGTGTCTGCTCAATGCATCAAAGATGTAATCACTATAACGTGATACAGTTTCTTCCCAGTTTTCTCTACGATTATCTTCTTCTCTCCACCTTGCATATCTTGTCTTGTGGATTACTTGCTGGTATGCCGTTGGCAAAGAAACTGTCATTATATTCACTCCGTATTATATTATTCCCAGATTGGGTTAGATATCTATTGTACCGTATTTGATGTTAGTTGTCTAATTAAAATCGGTGTGATAAGATTAACAAATGATAACGATACAAGAACTTCATAGATATGGAGAATTAGTTGAGCAAGGTTTTCTACCACCTATACCTTGTCCAATGAGTACAGAACATATGCCACCAATTCCTTTTGTTAAAGATGATGAAGTTGTTATGTGGTGTTTAGAGTGTGACACAAAGTTACACCTGGGACAAAGAAAAGTTACATTAATTAAAAAATTAATTGGTAATATCTGAGACTACAGTTATTGGACCTTTAAGAATTGTAGAAACAACTCCTGAAGTTACCATTTGAATATCATATTCATAAATCTTTGAACCATTAAGTTTGGCTGATTCTGAAGAAGGTAGAGTTACTGTTAATTCTCCTGCAGTTGCATTTGTAATACTAGTTGTAAACTCAGCAACTTTTGTTGTTTTACCTTTTTCTTTAATTTGTCCAGTAAAAGTATGACCAGTGATAATATAATCTTGACCACCAGATCCAAGTGTTAAATTAAAAGCAAAGGTATCGCCCTTATAGATTCTAAAAGCTTTGAACCCTGGCATCATTAGCCAACAACTACCGTCTTAAGGCTAGTTGCAGTTGCATTTGTTGTAACTGTAACAGTATTTGCATCTGTAATAACAATATCTGCCTCTACCTGAGATCCAGATAGGTAGCAACTAACAGTTACGTCAGAAGTGTTTAGGTTATGAGTAATTGTGTGAGTTGTTCCAGTTGTAGTTGTAACATATTTTCTGGCAATTGCAATTTCTGAACCAGCTATACCAGCTGTCCAGTTATCACTTGTTTCATTCCAAATAAGGGAGGCATTTGTGGATGTTCCACGTTCTACTTCAATACCTGCATTAACAGACGGTGTACCAGTTACAGTTGAGTTAAGAAGGAAAAGATTATCTTCAACATTTACTGTTGTTGTTGAGAAAGAATTAATATTTCCAACAATGTCTAGGTCTCCATTAACCTTAAGGTCTCCAGCAACAACTACGTTAGTTGGAAGACCAATTTTTACTGCTCCAGTATAAGGACCAGTTCCAGTTCCTTCTGTAATAGATATTTCATTGGTTGTTCCAGCAACACTTAGTACACCAGTATTTGTTAGTGCAAGTGTTCCACCTGGATCACCATAGGAAACAGATATTCCTGTATGTGTTGAAGAAGTTAAAATATTTCCAATTACATCTTCTGATGCTTCTGTAAAGTTAGAAATCTTTGATGAAGTAATTTCTGGAATGTCTGCAGCAACTAGTGATCTAAATGTTGGTATTGCAGATGTGGAGCCAGATGATGGACCAGAAAGAACGGTGTTTACTGCTACGTTATTCCACTCAAAATCAAGTGTTCCGTTGTATGCAGCTGGGGAACCAGTAACTGTAAATAGGTCTGGGGCGGTTAGGGTAATAGATACAGATGGAACGTCATCTGTGTAAGCAATAGTCTTGTAAGTAGTACCATTGTGCACCTTCAGTCTTTTTGCTGTTGAGTTGTAATAAACTCTAGATTCCGTACCTGACGGATCTGTTGATAGATCTTCAAATACGAACTGCTTAGCCTTATTAAGATTAAGGTCTAAGTCTACTAAAAATAGTTTAGATGCCATTTTATATATTCCCCTTAAGTAAGATATGCAACACCGCTAATTGCTACATTCATAACTATTTTAGCATTGTTTATGTCTATATACTGGATTGCTGTCTCAACCAATCTTTTATCGTTATCAACAACGGCAATATTTGGGAAAAATCCAAGGTTATGTGGGATATTCCACTCATTAGATAGAGTAGACTGAGTGTGTACATATTTAACATTATTTACTGGATCAATGTTGATGTCTGGGTAGTCAATTACTACCGCACCAGTTTTACCATTTACAGAGGTCACTGGAATAACTACATCAGATATAGATACGTTTACATCTAAGGTTCCAGGATCATCTGACAGGTCTATGCTTGTCACATTAGTTATTGTGTCAACCTCAAGATTTGTTATTTCAGATACGGTGTTTACCCCAACTGAGTTAACTGTTTCTACTGGAGATACAGTAATTGAATCAATCAAATCAACTGTTTCTACTATAATTGTGTCTGGGGTTGGCATATCTCTATTGTAACATCAAACGCTTAGCAACATTATCAAAATGTTCTGCTACAATGTTGTCCCAATTGTATTCCTTATGGATTTCTGCAGCTTGATCATAATATTGTGATAAAAGGGTTTCAATATTTTTTTCAGTATATTCAATAACTTTTAAAAGGTCCTCATAGTCTGTTTTGTACATAAATCCTGGATGCGTTATGGTAAATGGATTGTGTGTAAGTGTTGAATTAACCATAAGATCTCCAACGTATTCTTCATAGTCACACCAGCCACCAGCCACAATGCTAGGCATTCCAGTTCCAAGAGTTTGAAGCGGAATAAGACCAAAACCCTCTCCCCAAGACGGGTAAATAAGAGCGTGGTGTTCTTTAAAGAGTCTAATCATTTCAAAAGATGTATAAGTTTCACCAATTACATTTATGTTAGGCTCATTATCAAACTCAGGTAGTTGAACATGCTCGTATCCTTTAATTGTAAGAGTTACATCTTTACGACCAGAATATAGCTCAAGAAATGCATTTACTGTATCGTACAGATTTTTGCGGTATGCAGGATATCCAATATGAATAAACCTAATAGTATCTGTGAGTTCACGATTTTGAGGCTGAAATGTCTTATCTAATCCGTGTTTAAAGATATAAATATTTTTATCTGTATATCTTCTAAATACATCTTTACAAAACTTATTAGGTACCCAAAATTCATCAACAAGGTCTAGGTTTCCTGATGCAGTCCAAGTTTTTGGAAACTGTGTTGATTCCCAAGCAGTATATCCAACCTTATAAGCTCTTGGATTAATAAACTTATAATCATCAGCATGTCCAAAAAATATCTCAAGGTCAGAATTAGGTAAGCTATATCCTACTGGGTATTCTGTTTTAGCAAGTGCATTTACAATCTTTGCGGTGGCATGACCATAGCCAGTCCAAACTGCATTGTTTGGGTTATTGAAGCTAACCTTCATTTACTCTACTTTTCTAGTTTGTCTAAACGGTTTTCAATACGGGATATTGCATCTTTAATTGACGTACCGTGATTAGGTCTCATTTCAAAGGATATGCAAGCAATTTCTTCTTCCATAAACTTTAATCTTTCTTGCATTCCAGGGCGACCTTCAAATCCTGGTCTTTCTTCTTCTCCGAAATAATCATCAAGGAAGTGTATAAATCTTTTTACAAGCTTTGTGGCTTTATGTAATCCTACTCCAATAACTCCTATTGCAGTTACTGTAGCTGCTAACATTATTAAAAAGTTAGTTGATTCCATATTCAATTATACACTTCCAAAAAAACTACTTCGAGGTAGTCTTCTTTGCTGTGGATTTCTTTGCTGTGGTTACAGCCTTCTTTGCTGGTGCCTTCTTAGTAACAGCAGCCTTAACTGCCTTTGTTACTTCAACAGCTACTTCATCAGGAGTTGACTTTCCTGAGACTTTTCCAAAAGCAATATCGTTCTTGTTAAAGAAACGGATGGCTACTGGTGCAAAAGCTGCTACCAAAGCATTTAGATATAAATATGGATCAGTAACACCTGCCATATAAAGAGCAATGGATGCACCCAAAAATGAGCGACCATAAGACTTAATAATTTCTAGGTTTTCTTTCGATAAAGTCATTGACTTTTCCTTTTCTATGTTTTATAATATATGTCATATATATGTTATATATTATATATATTAAATATAATTAATATTCTTAATATACTTAATATGTATAAACCTTTAATATATATATAATTACAATTATAGCGATAAAAGTTCTTTCGGTCAATATCTTTCGAAAATTTTTAAGAATTGTTATACAAACTTAATAAATTCTATCTCCTGATTTAATTTTAAAAAATTCGGCGATTTGCGGTTCGGCGGCGAGAACAGAACACACCCATACGCAAAATGCGTGTATAGAGCATATAGAGGCTATAATGGGTATCTAGAGAAAAGAGCCAGGCATGGAAAATGAAGATAATATCCAAGAAACAGTTGACAACGCCAACGACAATATTGGAACAGTTTTATATATCATGCTTGGACGAATATATGATCTACTTGTCCTGCTAAATGATGCTAATGGAAAATCAGAAGAAGTTTTGCGTATTATGGAATTACATAAAAATGGAATGCTTATGTGTCCTTTGCCATCACTGAGCACACCTAGTGAATAAGAGCCTTTTTAATTCTTGCTCAGGAATATTTGTTCTTACCGTCTACCGATTTTTTTAAAATCATTAATTTCGATAGCTTTAGGTTTCTTTTCATCTGGAACTACCTTTTCAATCGAAATAAGTAGCATTCCATCAACAAGATGACACTCTTTTGTAACCATATATTCTGCTAGAGAGAATGTTCTTGTGAACTTTCTACCAGCGATTCCTTTATGTAAGTATTCACCATCTGTTTCAGGAAGTTCTCCTTCTACCGTCACACAGCAATCTTCTTCTGTAATGGTTAGATTTGATTTGTTGTATCCAGCTACCGCTAATTCAATAATGAAGTTCTCATCATTTACTTTTCTTACGTTATATGGAGGAAAACTCGTAGAGTTTGTCCTTGACATTTCTTCGAACTTAGGAAATAGACTATCCCATCCGATCATATATGGGCTATTAAAGCTCCATGCGTTTGTTACCATTTTTTGCTCCTTTTAAGCGAGTTAATTTACATCCCCATAAGGCAGATGCATTCTTATATTTTACCCCGATTTTTATTTAAAATATTTAAATGTTATCAAATTGTTATACTAAAGTTACCAAAATGTTATTATATTATTGCAAAGTCTTTGCAAGTCCATTTTCATCAAAATGTGAATGGTATTTTAATTTGTATGATACGGATATTAACGAAAGAAAATCAAAAAAGAGTAGTGAGCACATAGGATAATAAGAAAAGTAGCTATTTATTGCCAAATAATTCACCCTAATTAAAAGTCTTTGATCCTGGCAAAATATTCACCCTAGATAAAAGTAGCTCTTTTACCAAAATATTCACCCTACCCAAAAATAGCTCTTTTCTGTTAATATTCACCCTGTGGATAACTTGTGTATCATTGTTTACCTAATGTTCATCTAACACACACCCCAAAGTCCCAAAATTGTCAGACCCTAATGATAGGTTTATCTTATAAACAAGGTTAAGTATGAGCCTAGCAAATAAGCCCGCAAGGGATGAGCCTAGCAAATAAGACTAACCACTAACGGAAGGCAACTCTATGAATGAGTTAGCATTAGAGAACATCACTAAGACTAAGTGTCTTGAGTGTGGTGACAACCTGACCTCTTGGGAAACAACAGGCTATTGCATTATCTGCGAGCCTGATGAGTATGACATCTAGGCATACCGCCCGACACGCCCGAGAGGGGCGACCCTGTGGATAACTAAGCATTAAGTATATGTGACGTAACTCACTGAAATTATGGCGTGTCTGGCTTGATAATGTCAGACCTATCTGCTAAGGTGAAACCATAAGATGAAACGAGGTGCTAGATGATTTACTTACACTTAGACCCCTTTGAGGGACTGCTATGTGAGTGTGGCGACTTTGCCTACACTCGTGAGGTTAATGCTTTCGGTAACGAAATGACTGACCTATGTGACTACTGCTGTGAAATGGCTTTTGTCTTAGCCTAAATTGTCAGACCTCTATGATAAGGTAAAACTATGAATCAAACACTAAAGAAACTAATCGAATACATAGCCCCTAATGGTGCCTTTGTATCTGCCCTTGTTACCTACCACATTGGTTGCGGTACCTGTGAGGTTGCCTATGCCAAGTCAAGTGTTACCCGTCATTGGGAACACTAAAACTGTCACACCCCTATGCTATGGTAATACCATAACAACAACGAAAGGCTATTCAATGAATGAACTAGCACTAGAACAAATCACTAAGGCTACCTGCCTAGTGTGCGGTGATAAGTTAGCACCGTTTGAACTATCCAACTCTATCTGTATTTTGTGTGAGGACTAATTATGTTGATGTATGTATCTCTAATAATCTTAGTTAATGTTGTCGCTGGGCTTAGTGCTTATGCGTATGTTGCAATAAAGGAACTAAAGTCTAGTCGTGCTATGTGGCAACAAGCCTACACGTCATTGGCTATCGAACTAGAATTAGAAAAGAGTTGGAAATAAAATGGAAGTCTTAATTATTATTTTGTTGTCCATACTTTTATTTGGTGCTATGTCTAGTGATGGTAAGGGAAAGTTCTAGGCTTGACAAAGCCCCCGAAAGGGGGCGACCCCAAAGCTAGGCAAATGTCAATTACGACACGCCCGAAAAATCACTGAAATTATAGGGTGTCGCTACCAAAAATGTCAGACCCTTATGCTATGCTAAAAGCATACAAACAAACGAAAGGATTTCAAAATGAAATCACTAGATACAGAAAAATACATTCAAGCCCACGATAATTTGGGTCGTTACCGTTACCCAAGTTCCTATGACAATCGTCTAGCATACGTTTCGCTATCTGCAATTCTTGCGGAGTGCATCAACCAAAGATTAGGGTTTAATCAAATCCAAAAGATGCTAGATGAAATGACCCAAAACGAAATCAACTTACTAGAAAGGTTGTCAAAATAATGACACGCAAAGACTACATTGAAATCGCAAAAGTGCTTAACAATAATCTAACAGACACCAACTATGCACTAATTGAAAAACTAACAAAAGATTTTGCAGTGATGTTGAAATCAGATAATCAAAACTTTGACAAGACACGATTTGAAAATGCGGTGATGAAATAATGCTAAAAGAGTTTATCGGTCTTGAGTGTGTTGCGTGTAAAGATAAAATGAACTATGACTACCCAGCATTTTATCCAACTTGGTCAGATTTCTATGACAACATTGTGTGCGAGGATTGCGATAACAAAAACAAGAGAGCAGGATTTTAATGAACAGTTTTTATTCTTGGGTTTTAATTTTATCCCTTGCAGGTTTTATTTATTTGCTAGTGGATAGATACACCGACTAGGCTTGACAAAGCCCCCGAAAGGGGGCGACCCCTAGCTCGCCCCAGATCAATTACGACATTAAGGTGTGAGTCACTGAAATCACGGGAAATTGTCAGACCCTTATGCTAAGATGAAATCATCATCAACCGTTAGGAAAAAAAATGTATTCATTTCAAGATGTTGACTTTGCAACCGAAATCCTTTTGGATGAGGTGTTCGCCTTTGATGAAGGTCTTGAGCAGGAGTTTGAACTAGATGATGAAATGCCTGAAGATGCAGGAATGGAAGGCTATCTGTTTGGTTGGGACTCATAGCCCACCACCCCACGGGGTCGCCCCCCAGTTTTGAAAAACCCTTTTACGAAACACCCAAAATGTCACCGAAATTGTCAGACCTCTATGCTAAGATGATACCATCAACCAATCGAAAGGGACACTATGTTCACTCTACACAACCCAATGAAAGTGATGAACGAGAACTATGTCGTTACATCACACCCTTGCCCAATGTGTGGCGATACCGTAACTGTCAGAATTACATCTGATAAGTTATTTGCATACCGTCAAGGTGCTTATGCCCAAGACGTGTTGTCTGCCTATGATGCTGACGTGCGTGAGCGTTTCATTAGTGGAGTGTGTGGAGTTTGCTGGACTGAAATGTTTAGCGATGCTGACTGGGATGAGGAGTAAAAATGTCAGACCTCTCTGCTAAGATAAATCCTATGATGAAATTACCTGCAAGCCCTGAGCAACTTAGGGCAAGACTAGAATTGCGTAGGAGCAACGCTTCTGCCAAACACCGTAACAAAAAGAAATACACCCGTAAGTCAAAATACAAAAACCTACTAGGAGAATAAAATGGGACTAAACTTCGCAACAGAATTATCCGCTATGGATACTATGCCTATGGAACAGCAGATTAACCTGCACCTGCAATACAATTTCTATCCACCAATCCCGTCATCTATGGTACAGCCTTGCGTTGATGCTATTAACGCTTATTGGAATGAGGACATCTATGCAGAAATAGAAATGCCACAAGGAGTTTCCTATCGTGGAATGACTACTGCACCTGCACACGCAATCGTTGAGCAACACCGCTTAGACGCTTGGGTAATGGAAGATGAATACTATGAAGAAGATGAGGACTTCAATGTTTAACTTTAATGACATAGCCTGTAAAGATGTAGACACAAACTTATTCTTTAGCGAACTAAAGTCTAAGGTAGAAAAAGCAAAAGCAATCTGCAACTCTTGCCCTGTAAAGTCAGAGTGTTTAGAGTTTGCATTAAATGACGGTATCGAGTTTGGTATTTTTGGTGGAGTCACCGCAGACGAAAGGAAAGCACTTGTTTCAAACTAATCTAATTGTAAACTTTACTAACGGAGAATCTAAAACTTATTTAGACGTACACCCTGACCAACCAATGTTTATTGAAAAGGGAACGCTAACTTTAGAAACCACAAACGGTGAAATGATTTGGTACATACCAGCCGTTTCAATTCTTGACTACTACACGGAGTGTGTGAGGGTGTCATGATCCAGGAAGCTGGGGGCGACCCCATAATTGCCAAAATGTCAATTACGAAAAGATTAAAAACTCACTGAAAAAATCACTTGAAATTGTCAGACCTTTGTGGTAATGTATACACATAACCTACTAAGGAGAATAAATGTCAGAATTACTGATTAACTTATTTGAGGGTGTCATTGATGAGCAAGCCCTTGAGAAATTATCTAAAGAAGAATTAGATGCAATCAACAAAATGCTAACGGAAGCAGGTTACTAAAATGGGTGCAAGAATTAACTATGTCTTTGATGACGGAACAGAATCACTAA